CACCAGTATCGCAATTTAAATCAGTAGCTTAAAGGTGAGCAAATGAATAATTCACAACATCCAATTATGACAGTTACAGGCATCCGTAAGGCTGCTGGAGACTTTACAGACGATAAAGGTAAAACAATCGAGTTTTCAAACACGGTTGTAACTGTGCTGCAAGAATATTCAGATCGTGAGAAAGAACAAGGCGCAATCGGTTTTAAATCGACTGACTACAAGATTAAAGGCGCTCAGTTCTTTAATGATTACATGCATCAGGAATTACCGAGCAAAGCTAAATTGATCTTTGATTGGGATTTCACAGGTAGAGCGCCTAAAGCTGTATTGGTAGCTTTGGACTTTGATGGTGTGGAAGCAGCTTAATAAAGCTATATGAATCAAAGTGTTAACTATATAACACTTCGTATAATGTATAATATGTAAATAAATCAATAACTTAGGCGAATTTATGACTAAAAAGATAACATTGATTATGGGGGATAATCAAGTGGAATGCCCTAAATGTTACTCATATTTTCACCGCCAATATTTAGCTTTTCACATGTCAAAGTGTGTGGGGTAAGGAATATAAAAAATGTACCAATGTGCCCAACTAGACGAAGTCACAAACCAGTGCCTTACATGGGTACAAGTTGGTTTTCTAGGATTACCCGAAATCACTAACGGCCAAGCGGGTGATATAGCAATCAAGATAGGCATTTGTATTTGCTTAGCTTGGGGCTTTAAAAAAATTGGTCAACTGCTCAAATAAAGGGGAAAAACCATGGGCGAACTTACTGTTCAAACTCAACCACAAACTAAACGTCAAGGCGTTCCATCTCGTGCTTTAGCTACTTCACTTGTATTGTCTGCTTTAGCTATGGCAAATGCTGCTCACGCTGATATCGATGTAACACCAGTTACAACTGAATTAAGCGGTTTAACAACTCCGATCGGTTTGGTTGGTGCTGCATTCTTGGTTGTTCTAGTAACGATCAAAGGATGGAAAATCATCCGCCGAGCTTTGTAATAAAACAAGATGTAATCGGGGCACTAGTTGCCCCATCTTTTATTGAGGGGTTTGTATGTCATGGTTAATCGTCTTAGTTTTCGTAATTTGCGTATTGATAATTTTAAGTTAATCACCTGGCTACAGATCTTCATTATAGCCATTACGCCTAACTTCATTTTCTTTCAATCTGCTAATGCAACTACTGTTGCAAGTGAGGGGTGGAACGTTACAAAGCGTTTAATTCAAGGTGCTACAACGTTTTATGACGGTACTAAAAATCTTGTTTTAAATGGTAAAAACTATGCTGCTACTGGTGCTGCTGCTATTACACCTACGGCTGCACAAGTCAGTAAAATGATTGTCAGAACTGGTGCTGTTTTAGCTGTTGATTTAGCAATTAAAGCTTTAATCGGCGCAGTAGGTTATACGATGGACCCTGCAAATAATCGTGTTATTTATCGTGTACCTCCTGATCCAAATTCACCGAATCTTCAATACGCATGGCATTGGACTAATATCGGTTATTATTCGACTCCTACTGAAGCAGCAGTTGCATATATGGCTTATCACAATTCAACTGCTTCATCATCAAAGCAGGCAGCCTCTTATCAGATTAAAGATACTATTAGTGATAAATCTAAAACAGTTAACCTTTTTGATTCTTCGGGTGCTTTGGTCGGACTCGCTACAATTCAGTGGCTTTTAAATCCTAATTATGACCCGAAAGCACCACCACAAGAAAATGAAGAAAAATATTTACCGTATGATGCCGTAGCTTCTCAAATCATGTCTGATGCGGTTGCAGATAAAGCCGAAGGTAAAGCATACGTTTCATCTGTTGCCGATACTGCACTTGAGGATGAAGAAAGACAAATTGTTCCTGCAAATGACATGGTTCAACAATTAAATTCATCACAAGCAATTCCGACCTCTAATACTGCTACTGGTTCAGCAACTCCAACAACTGGTACAGGAACTGGTACTGGCGATCCAACTACTCAACCTGGTCCAACGGATATTACCTTGAATTTCCCAGTTTTTTGCAATTGGGCGCCAACTGTCTGCCAAGCTGCCCAGGTTGCTATTAATTTCCCTGGAACTGTTGCGAATTACTGGAAAGAACTTAAGGATTGGATGAATGATTCGGCCTCAGATACATCAGAAACAAAACCAGAAATAAAAGAATTAGAACTAAATTTCGATGATGGTAGCAGAATAAATTTCGATCAAACTTGCCCACAACCACAACCTATACAAGTCACGTTTATGGGGGTTACTCAGGATGCAAGTTTTTCTTTTGAACCCTTATGTAACTTCATGATCATGATTAGACCTTTTGTCATTGGATCCGCTTATTTAATTGGGGCTTACATAGTTATGGGTTTATCACGGGGGAATAGTGAGTAATGGGAAAAATACTTTATACAACATTAACTTTACTGCTCGGATCTGCGCTTAAACGCATTCTTATGGGAGCAGGCATTGGGCTTTTTACTACACATGTTGTCCAGGGCTTAATTAGTAATTATATCGCCCGTGCAACACAAAATATGACCTTTGGAGCTTCAAGTGCGCTTTCGTTTTTAGGCATGTGTGGCGGTGATAAAGCAATTGGCATTCTTATTGGTGCTTTGAGCACTTACGCAATTATTAAATCTGCCCAAATAGGCATACAGAAATTATCAAGTTAATCAGTGTCGTTTGGCGTGCCCTGCACGCACATAACGACACTGATTAACTTGGCGGAGTTTATAAAATGATAATTTTGGTTACTGGTACACCAGGCTCGGGGAAAAGCCTATTTGTGGTTTCAAAGATATTAGAACTACAAAAACAATTTCCTGAACGTCAGATCTTTGCTGACATCGAGGGTCTTCAAATTGATGGCGTTGAAAAGTCACCAGATGACTGGAGAACAACTCCAGATAATTCAATTGTTATCTATGATGAAGCGCAACAACATGAGCGTTTCAGATCTGGTACGTCCGCTAATAAAGATGATGTAGTACAGAAATTACAAGTACATCGGCATACTGGCCATGACATTTGGTTCATCACTCAAAGCCCACGTTTTTTAAATGCGTTTGTTCTGGATCTGGTCGGCGAACACTATCATTTACACCGTCCATACGGGGCAAAATTGGCAAGTGTTTACTACTGGAGATCTGTAAGAAAGCAACCTCAATCGCTTTCGTCTCGAGAGCTAGCAGAGAACGAATTTCTATTTAAATACCCTAAAAACCTGTTCAGCTACTACAAGTCTGCAACTGCTCATCACGTTAAGCTGAAACTACCGAAAAAACTGGGGTGGGTTCTCTTGGGTATTGCTTGTTTAGTGGGATATGGAATCAATGCATTCTTAAAGCCTTCTACTCAGAAAATGATTAACCCATCTGCATTTACACAGGCAAAAGATGATAAAAAACCTAAGCAAATTGATGGGTCTGGATTAACTCCAGATCAACGCAAAGATCTTGAAAATCCAGATAAAAGAAATGCAGAGCTTCAAGCTAAAAACGATGTCCGGATGGAGACAATTGCGATTAAATATAATCCGAATAAACCTTTTGACGTTGACCAATCAAAAATAGAATATACAGTGACTGCAAAACCCGTTTTTAGTGGCTGTATTAAAAAGAATGGTCGTTATGTTGCATACACTCAACAGGGGACTATTTTGCACGATGTGGCGCAATCAGATTGCAAGAAGCTAATAGAACAGAATGACAGACCGTTTAATTATTTCGCTCAAACACAATCAACAGAACGAGTGTCTACGAGTGAACTGTCTCAATCTGCACAAGCAACTTCTCCTCTCTGATTACAAGCTCCCAGTTGAGCACAAACGAGAATAACCGAGCTACGCTCGCCAATACCATTGGAGCCAAAATATGACACTTAAAACCTATGATATTTATAATCCCGCGGATGGACTTGTTGATTTTACACTTGGTGAATTAACTGACATTTATACTTCTATTTTGTGGTCAGGTTGCTCTAATGACAATCAGATATTGAAGAAAATAGAAACTAAATACACCTTTTGCTCTACTTGTAGCAATTTAGTTTTAAAAGAACAATTTGATGAGCATTTGGAGAAATGTTTAGAGGATTGAAAGTTCGCATAATGTGGTGCACAGATTATGTTACTAAGCCCCAGTGAGAAGATTAGACAAGCTCACGGGGCTTTTTAACATCAATCTGCATTATGCGAATTTT